ACCAATATGTCCCAACGCTAAATTACAGATCTCAGTCTTTGAGGCCATTAGGTAAACCTGCCAACGCAGATAACGCTAACGGCGGCGCCTGTTGTTACTCGCCAGTCAGTTACAGCTTTCATCCAGAGCTCTATAACTACTGGTGTAAGGTCCGCAACCGAAGTCACGCCGCCCGTGAATACAACAATATTAGATCCGGCCCCATCCTGAATAGAAACCTCGCCCGGTGATGTGGACGCTGGCAAAACAATCATGCGGGCCAATACGTTTTTTTCGCCGCCCGATGGCCCGAGCACCTGATCGGTCTGACTTGCCGCAACCGTTTCATAATCACTAAATCGATCCATTATCTACCCCTTTGTTTTAAATAACATCATCATCAAGGTCATAAGATTTGGCAGACGCCTCATCCTTAGCCTCAACTTTTTTAGCTGCTTTTTTCTTAGAAACTTTTTTAACTATCTTCTCAACGACAGACTCTGAAACTGGTGCAGACTTTTTACCTAGTGCCCCATCGATGTCCTCCATGTAACGCTCAGAAAATTGATCCTCAACAGATAGCGTTAATGGCTCAAGCTTGCCACCCTCGAGTTTTTTAAAACCCTCTCGCGCCTGGAGAGTAAACTCGTCGCCAGCTCTGTATCGTTTGTTGTTATGATAAAGTGTATCCTTAGCTCTAACTCTCATTGTGGTCCTCCGTATAAAAATTAAAATAGAGGGGCCGAAACAGCCCCTCTAAAAATTTAGCTGATAGTGATGTTGTCAGCGTAGCTAACATATTTGTCAATGTTGTGCGCGATGTGTGCGCTAACAGTGCCAGTCGTTAGGTTGCCGTTTGTTGCAGTGTAGTTAAGCTGCAGGTATCTGTAAGCAAGCGGAGCCGCTCCAGGATCTAGCCGCGCAATGTAAACGCTGCCTGCTGCTGCTAATGCAGGGATGATAAACAAATCTTGCGTACCATCCGGTGTGATTGTTGTCGTGCTGTCACCCTGCAATGCAACGGTGATTGTTGAGTCGGACCCAGCATCAGTAAAAGCCACCTCTACGTTTACAACAACGTATAAGCTCTCACCAGTGCCGATGTCTCGAACAGCCCCAAGATCAACAATGTTCGTAGAGACTGCAGTGGCCGTTAAGGCTTGCGAGTCACTAAATTGTAATAGGTCATCTAAAATCATTTTAATTCTCCTTAAATATTAATTGTTAATTAAACTACTAAAGCCTCTGCCTCAGTAAGCGCATCACAAATACGGATCGGAATACCTCGGAAAGACGCCACTCGCTTGCCGTCAACCACATCGTAAGATAGTGATCCACCGCTCGCAACATCGCTTCTACGTTGAATATCAAGGTATTGGAATACCGATCTATTCATATAGAAACATGCTTTGCCGCCGTTACTAAGGTTAGGAATACGGTGAGTCGCCTTAATCATTAACTCAACCAGATCAGCAGCTGATACGTCAGCAACCAATGCAGAGATGTCAATGTTAGGGATACGCACTGTGTATCTCCAATCCTTTAGAGCAACACCAGATTTCCACTGCCAGTGATCAAGGTATGCACGCATACGAGATCCAGCAATTCCAGCCGTTGCCTCTACGGTTGTTAAACCAAGGTCTTCATGCTGCAAACCAGCTTTGGATCCCTTTGGAAAAATACCGTGTAAAGTGTTTGAGCCCCAAGTACAAAGCCAGATAGATGAGTTATCTGCTCCAGAGCCACCGCCAACAATGATGTTTTGTGCATTGTCTGCACTCAAATCATTGTATCGAACGGCCATGCCGTTAAACTCCTCTGGATCCAATCCGCTATTTCCATAGAAGAAAGTAGATGCCATCTCTTGGTTCATAGCTTCAATAAAAGCCTGAGCCTCTGACAAACGGAAAGAGCTAACGTTACCGTTAAGCTCAGCCAAGTCCCGATCAACTTCGCTGTAAGACTCAAGCATACCAATGCCCTCATCCACTTGCGCAGTGGTCGATTTACTGGGTTGAACCCCTTGGTTGATTAGACGCCAGTAAACGGTTGGCAAGCCAGTCCGTACTGTAGTCCTATGACCAGTTGGTAGGTTTCCTTCCATGAATAACATGTCCGTTAGGATTTCGTTATTCTGTGCCAATAATTCTGCAATCATTGGCGTCTTGCCGTCTGGATCTAATCGCTTAGCGAAATCCACCAGTGTTAAAGCGTTTCCTGATAAAACTGCCATTTTAATTTACCTTTCGTTTTAAGTTGATGTTCCCCCATAGAAAATTTGCTCTGGCGTTTTCTTTCCTGTTGATGGCTTATCGCCACCCAGGACCAGACTGTCATTCCCCATGGCCTTTCCTATTCGGTGGAAAATACGGACTAACTCTGGATGATTTCCAAAACCGCTCTTAACGATCTCTTTGGAAAATTCAGGGGTTGCGTATTTGTCGATGACTCTCTTGGCAAGCTCGACCTTTTCTCCGTGGTCTACGCCACCGATTTCTGGGTCTCTTGCCGCCTCAGCTTTCCACTCAGAAGACTGCTTGTGAAAATTCGACATCAACTTTTCTTGATATGAATTTAAAGCTTTCTCCTGGATATCCACCACCTCTTGAGCCTGCTTTTGTGACAATCCTTGCGCTTTACTATATAGAGCAATCTCGTCAAGCATCTCATCAGTGACAGGGCTGTCCTCCTCGGTTTCAAACTCATACTTTTCCGGTTTGTCTGAGTCCTCATCCTTGGCAGATTTTTCGCCCTCGCCATCATCGTCTTTACTCTCTCCCTCAGCCTCATCACTTTTCTCCGCGGGCTTGTCCTCGGATCCACCCTCAGGCTTTTCGCCCTCTGGTTTATCCTCAGCTTTGTCTCCACTTGCGTAAAGCGTATCAGCTATATCCTTTGCTTCGGTTTCTTCGGCGTTCGGTGTAACTGCAGCCGTTTTCTCCTCATCCATTACTCTCTCCCTCTTTGTTTTCTTTTATCATTAATAAAAAAGCATCTTGATTTGTGTCGTTGATTTCCTTCATTAGCCAGTGGCCAATGTCTTGCTGTCCCGCTAAGTAGTGGATCCGTGCGGAGCTCTCCCAGATAGACTCAAAAGTCTTACACCGAGCGATCATTCTCCATAAAAAATTTCTCCCACATCTGCTTTCAAGCACTGCCTTTAGGTCCATGCTCTCTAGAGCAGCCCCAACCTTTTCGGTTTTCTTGGCCGCCCTTACTTGCTTTTCAGATGATGCGTTTTTAACTAAAGCCTTTTCCATTACCTACCTGTCACTATGTCGGGGTTTCCTAAAATCTGAGTTAGAGCTGACTCATCATCAGTCTTCGCAGCCGAGAGATCCTTAGCCGCTCCAGCCATTTGCTCCATGGCTGCCAGCTTTTGCTGCTGGGCTTGTTGCTCTGCCCGCTGCTGTCTCATGGCTGCCACCGCCTCGTCAGTCCTGACGATAGACGGCGGCACGGCTGTCATGTCCGCATAGACATCTGCAGCCTGATCCATGTCATATTTATCTAAGACTGATGGGTCGATCTGTGCGTGCTGTCCTATAAATGCAGCAAACCGATCAACGCCGCCAATGCCCACGATTTTCTGGGCCTGTGCCATGATAGACAGATACTCAATTTTTAGATCAGACCCTCTGATTTTTTCAGGGGGCTCAGGCAAGAGCCCCTGGTCAACGTGAATTTTAAAAGCAATATCCAAAAGAGGATCCAACAAGTCATCATTGATCCGCTCGAGCACTGGACCCAGCGCCAGCATTTTCTCCTCGCGCCTCTCATCAACCTCAGTGGCTGTGATCTGGCGTCTGTCGCTGGAGGCCATCATCAAAAACAAGTCCTCAAAAAAGGCCTTGCTGATCCGATCCCTAACTTGAGCCTGCTTAGACTCCATGGCTCCGATATCAAATCTTATCTCATAAGCTGGTCTAAACCCTTGCTGCCCCGAGTTAACATCAAGATATGTGATATCCCCAGGCAGTAGAGATGCGCTCTGATTTCTCAGGCTTGATGGCCCAGTCATCGGCGGGTTGATAGATTTCTCAATCGCCTGCAGAGCTTTTCTCTCTCCGTTTTGAAGCTGCTTAACATCACCAAGCGCCACCATTCCGGGGCAGTTAGTGCCATAAACATCCTCGCCCGTAACTTCCCACCGAGGGGCCAGAGCTGGGAAATAATCAAATCCAGACTGTGACAAATATGTAGTCTGGTCTAAATCAGAGAGCGTGTTGTTTGCGGATCCCATGGTCCCGCGCTCGTAGTAGGTGCTCGAGTATTTTTTAAACTTAGACTGGAGCTTGGTCTCGTCATAATCCTTATTTTTGGTAATGGCGTGGGCCACGCCGACCCATGTCTCGAGCTGGCTTTTCTCATACAGGCTTTTAACCCCTGTAGAAAAACGATCCCACTGGATCTCTCCGCCCGGAGTGTCATATCCAAACTTCTCGATCATCTGTCTAACGGTCATCTGGAACTCACGATAAAACGTGTCCACCTTGAGCTTTTCATTTTGTGAAATCATATAGGACCCAATAGGGAACGGATGAAATTTCATCACCTCACCTGTGAAGTCCTCCTCGACAAACATGCAGGATGTGCCGAACACACCCATGTCTCCATAAATTATGGGCAACACGTTATACAAATTAGATTTTAAAAACGATGTGGATATGATGTTTTGAACAGCGTCAAGCCACATCTTAACCTCGCCGTCCTCAGCCAGCTCCCTGTCAGAAATTGTCAATCGAAACCAAGGTCTAGCTGGGGATGTAACCCCTGACATCATGCCAGCACTCAATGTCCTTGCGGCCATGGTTGGCGTGGTGTCTAGAATTTTCTGGTTTCGTCGGTCGCCCTTGTTAACATCTGTCACAAAAAACCGCGGTCTCCGCGGCAATATGTAGTCAGCGAGATCACGCCACTGTGGCTTAAATGTGACCCGCTCGTTATCGAGCTGTGATCTCAGGAGCTCGAGGCGCTGCCTAAGGTTTAGGTATGACTTGTCGGGAACACTCTTTTTTGCGTTGCCAGCCATTTAAACGCCCAGCAGAGTTTTGCCTGCCCCGCTCTGAGCTTGGTTTCCAGAGTTACCAGCACCAGCGCCACCCAAAATTGTACCCTGACGGCCACTGGCATTGGCAGCAACGCCCTTTTGTTTTTGTCGAGCAAGCTGCTGCTGCAGTCGAGCGTCCTCTTTTTTCTCTTTATCTTTAAGTTGAAAATCTTCTTTCGCTTGGCGAATTACACCCTGTTTTCTGACTGCCTTGCCTTGTCTCTTTGCGGATCTTGCGGTCTCGTGCTGCTTGACTGCTGATGCTCCGGCTGCCAAAGCCCCTACTACCGCTGCGACTGTTGCTACTGCCATTATACCTCCAACAAAAAGCTACGCTCCTGAGGAGCATAGCCGCGTTTAGTAAGACAAGTGTCTTTGACCGGACTGTGATGTTCAAGAGAAAATGTTATCCAGTCAACATTATCTTTGCCCCATTCGGTAAACTTGTCCAGGAGCATTAGCCCAGCCCTAGACAAACGGTGCTCCTCTTGGACCCACCACGCCGACTCGGTTAACATTCTTATGTCTGGGTTGTATGGATGAGGTATGCAGTAGCCCATGATAAACCCAATTCTTTCCGAGCCTTTCCATGCTACAAACGCAACGTGCTCAGCAATAATCCCCTGGACTATACGCCGTGTATTCTCCTCGTTCTGAAACACCTGTAGTGTCGTACCATAAAATTTAGAAAACTTTTTAAGCTCGACCAACATCCAGTCGAGATCACCCTCCAAAGCCTTCTCCACTCTTGCTTTCATACATCCCCCTAATAATCTAATGGATCAAAATCAATTTTAACCTTGTGGTTTTGTACGCCATACTTGCGCTTAAACGCATCGATGTCTGTGCGACCAGGGATCTCAGGCAGAGCAAACGTCAGACACAGAGCGTCCGCAAGATCTGGAGAAAATCCAAGTCGCTCCTTGATCTGAGCCTTAGGCTCGAGCGTAAATTTTCCGTTCATAAATGTATATGTAGGCGCCGTCAATTCGGCTGCGAGCTCAGGCATCTTAGGTAGACATCCACCACGCTTGACCCACTCAGCCATGAGAAACCACATCTCTGCCCGCTTGTTTCTATAACGCGGATCTATCGCTTTAGATGCGAAATTGACTGGTATAGGGCCATGCCCCGCCTGAATAAGGCTATCAATAACGCCACTACCAAAGCCACCAGTATCGTCGATAAGCTCAAGTTCACTGTTCCATTTCTCCTTTGCTAGTGCCAGTCTCGCAGCGATATCATTCGAGCGAGCCCCCCTCATTTCAACAGGCTTGAATGACATCAAACCCTGGCGAGGGAATAAGACAGTACGATCATCCCCAAACCTGGCAACGTCAACCCCTATGCGC